CCAATCCAATTATCAGGGCTGATGTCGCGACTCTCAGGATTAGAACTTATATAATTGGTTGTATAATATTGATATTCAAATGTTGCTGTAAATTCTTCAATTGCATTTGTCGTATCCCAAGAAACAGGAATATCTGTTAATGTTAATGGATATAGCCCATTAAATGTATATTTTTTTAAAGGATTTCCATTTTTTGAAAATTGAGTCAATATAGCTGAAGATTGATAATCGAGTGGTGCATCCTCTCTTCCTGCAGTAGATTGTACTCTTGTTCTTCCAAGTTTCACGTGTCCAGAAATATAATCAGACCATCTTTCTAATGCATTTCTCAATTTAAAATCTTCATCATTAAGAAAAGTACATGTCCATTGTGGATATGTTCTTTCCCCTGCAAATTTAAAAACTCTACCAAGATAATTTACTGTTGATGAAGTTGATATAGATGCCGGTAAAAAAGTTGTTTTAATGGAATATCTAGAACTAATAGTAGTATTCCAAGGCCACACAATTTCTACTTCAAATAGATTGGGTGCTGCCCCTCCATATTTTAGCGCTTTTGATCTAAATTCATCTACATTGAATGCCACGAGCTCTTAACCTGTAAAGTGTTTATAGTTATTAACTATTTATGAGGTTACAGCGGGCGCCGCATCAACTATCATTCCTGGGTATACATTATCAGATTCAGCTTCTTCCAGAAAATAATCATATCTCCAAGTTACAGTGAATTCTTGAAATCCTTCGGTTCCCCAATCTAATGCAATATCACTTATGTTAACTGGCCAAGCTTGTTTTAATTTATAAGTTATCATCGATTCACCATGTTTACCAAGTTGACTTACGTTTAAATCAACATAATGTTCTGAATCATATGGTCCAAAGTCATAATCTCGGTCTCCATCAATCATTCCCGCCATAGTTCTCATCCATCTTATTAATTTATGCCTTATTTCTCCATCATCATTCAAAAATGTAGTATTCCATACATCATAAGTTCTTACTCCTGGAAGTTTAATCGCTCTTCCTCGATAATTTACAGGAATTACATTAATATTTGCTCCTGGTAATGATGCTGCTCTACAGTGTGTCGCAAAATTTGCTCCTTCAAAACTTCCACTAATCTCAAATAGCGTAGGTCTTGCTCCACCTTCTTCTAATGCGGTTTTAATATCATTAACATTAAATCCTGTAGCCATTATTTCTCCTTAACTATATTATATTATCCACCGGTGACTGAACCACCGTCTGTCTTGTTTATATCTTCTACTTTTGCATAGGGCGATTTAAGTGGTGAAGAATAGGAATATTGCCAAGTTGCAGTAAATGTTTCTATAGTATTTACTGAATCATGACTTAATTCTATTGGTGATACATTATTCGGCCATACACCATGCAATACCATACTAACAATTACTGTCATATCACCGGTTAAAGAATATGATTTTATAGTCACTGACCCCAACATTGATGCATGAGGAATTGCCCAAGCTCTTTTATTTCCTTCTGCACTATTTATAGCCTCCATCCATGCTTCAATATTTGTTCTAACTAACATCGATTCATCATTTAAAATTGTACATGTCCAATCACCAAATGTAGTATCTCCCGCAAAGAAAACCTGCCTACCATAATAAGAAATAGGAATTTCACCGTTTATATATCCTGGCATTACTGTTGCATTTACAAGAAAGTCTAATTTATCTGCTGCAACAGTATTAAATTTTACTCCAAAATCTTGAGCAAGGTCTGGTGTTGTCAAAGTACAAGAAAATAAATTAGATCTCGCCCCAGATGCTTTAATTGATCCTACAAAATTATCTACACTAAAATTGTCTGCCATTCATTTCTCCTTTATCTTTGAACTACTTCACTAAATGATACGCCTGTTCTTACAGATACAAAACTCAACTCAATGAAGTTAATTGATCTTGCCGGCTTAACATATATAGCACCCACAAATTGATTTGCGTCTACTACTGATGGAGGATTATTAGATGCATCACATACAACCATAAAATCAGTAATTCCTCCTCTTGCTTGAATATCTCTCAAAAATGGTTCCACAATTGAAGTAAATTGAGTTCTTGTAAAATCATCATTGAATTCAAACAGCGATTGTTTTGCCGCTTGAGAAATTGATTTTTCTAATGTGATAAACAGTCTTCTTACATTAATTCTATCAAATGCATTTGGTTTTGCTAATAGAGTTTTATCTCCAAACAATAATCTTCCTTCTCCTGGAAAATTTACAACAGAATTGATACCTTTGTTATAAAGAATAT